ATCGAATTGTATATTGATAATGCAGAACCACCTTTATGTTATAACTTAAATAAACAATTTATCAATAGACTTGAAAGTGTAGTAATTGATTATACAAATTCCACTGCACAACAATACGGTATGTATGATTTAAATTATGCAAATATTGCTGGAAGAGAGGGGTCTAATCACCCTAGACGTGCAGATGCAAGAAGAACATTAGAATATTTTGATGCAATTTGGTCAGTGTTTGAAACTGTTGCAAATGAGATTCAGCAAACAAGAGAAGATACTTTAAAACCATTAGACGATTATCTTGCAGCGTTCCCCGACCCAATGGTAACACCCGATTCAAGAACAGGTTAATGCATGGAACTCATTTACCATGATGAGTCCTTCAAGTTACAAGACATAGGATTCCCACTTAAAGACATTCACATTGTTGATAATTGGTTACCTGTACAAATACACCATTGGATTGATAATACATTTTCTAGAAATCAAATATGGTCTAAACAAAACCAAGTGAATGCTGGTAGTCCTACTGGATTACCTCATCATCAGTTTTGGGGTGTTGGACTCTTTGACGCTGGACGGAGTGGAAAGAAGTATGAATATCCTAATTTTGCAAAAGAGATGCACGAAGATTCTTGGTCTGAGTTATATGATTGTAGAGCAGTCGCAAGATATTTAGATAGAAAATTACAAACAGACTTTGGTTTTAAGTGGGAAAGATTTCAATACATGGGACTGAATTCACAAACACAAGGTTTACACGGAACAACACATGCAGATTGTGAAGATGAAGATGAGTGGAATCTATCGTTTTTATATTATACCAATAAGTTTTGGGAGAAACATTGGGGAGGCCCTTTGAGAATATATGACGAAATGCAACAGGGTTTACATGGTCGTGCAAATCATATAAAGAATCACCAAATTGCAGAAATAGAATTTAAACCAAATAGATTGTTAATATTTGACGGAAGAATACCACATGGTGCAGATGCACCTACACCCGAGGCACGTTATATGGACAGAAAGTCCATAGTTATTAGAGGCGATGAAATTAGACTGGTAGAAGATGAGGAGTTTTTTAAACAATGCCCACGATAGAATTTAACACATATAACGAACAAACACTTAAAGATGTAAAACCCGTTCTTGCAAAATCTGTTTCACCCGATTGGTGGAAACAGATGAAATTTAGTGAATATAATCGTGGAAATCTAATAACAACTATTCGTGCATGTCCAGCTATGGACGATTGGTTAAAAAGTGGTTGGTATTTACTTGCAAACAGAGATATGATTGTTAAGAATGGTAGTATTACAGATTCAGATGACGATGATGAAATTTATATGTCAACACATGAATTTGGTGAAGGTTATGAACACCCTTCACCAGCACACCCTAGTGGTCAAATGGGATATGCATTTCAATATATTCCTGATGACGAAGCACCAATAAGGGGTGCATTTAAGTTTAGAAATCCATGGAATATTACAACACCGCCTGGATATTCTTGTTTATATCTAGACCCATTTCTATTTCAAAATAAATTCTTTGCAACATGGCAAGGTATTATTGATACAGACAAGTTTAATGCAAACTATGATAATGCACAAGTAATATTCTATCCTCGTGTTGGACATTCATTCGTTATACCAAAAGGAACACCTCTTTGTCAAATTATACCATATAAAAGAGAAGAATGGCAAGCCACATACCTTACGTATAAGTCTAATGATTGGACAAAGAATAGAAGTCATATTACTAGTAACCGTGAAAATAAAACTATGGACGAGTTTTCAAGAGACCCAGCAACTTCTGATGAATATAGAAAAAATGAAATGACAGTTGGTGGTTATCGTGGTGGTAATTTACATTCTAATAAAGGTAAACTATATAAACAAGAGAATCCACCACCCGAGTGTCCTTATCATGTAAGTGAGGATTCACCCGAAATACAATTGGAGTTAAACTTAAAAGATGATTAGATTATTATTCCCATATGTCTGTATTGAAAGAGACCTTTTAAAAGAAGGTGCAATCAGTGAAGACTATATTAAAATTCTCAAAGACGCTGTGGACGGAATGAGAAAGAAAGACACAGTTGGTAGAAGTATTTCTAATCAATACACTGGTTGGCAGTCAAATGATGGTTGTGAAAGTCACCCAGCATTTCAAAAAATAATGAGGATAATTAAAAACACTTTTGATACTGAATTATTAGATTGGAATGGACTTGATAGAGGACAGGTTCAACTAACAATGGGTAATTCATGGGCAAACATAAACGACAATACAGCATGGAATGCTCCACACTTACACAATGGTTGTTGGTATAGTGGTGTGTTCTATATCCATGCAGATGGAGACGAAGGAGACTTTATAGCAGTTGATAAAGACCCAAAAGTGGTATCAGACTTTCCACATTCACCAAGAGAACAAGCAAATTTTAAAGTATCACCAACAACTGGTACATTGTTTCTATTTCCAAGTGGTTTGATGCATATGGTGGAACCCAATATGACTCAAAAAGATAGATATAGTATTTCCTTCAATATGAATGTCACCTACTTAACTGCTGGTCTACAAGCTAGATTAGGGAATCCTAAAGGATATCACCCCGATGAACTTACTTTTACTACAGACGAAGACGGGAAATTAGTTCATTTATTTCCACAATTAAACAGTAACGACTAATCGACTTTCATAAATACTGGTATGGAAATAGTAGTATCACCTTATATCTTGTGGAATGTCATTATGACAGTCGTAATCCTACCCATAGGTTTCTTAGTTAGAAATGTTCTATCAGAACAAAAAAGAATTGATATCTTAATCAATAAAACACGTGAAGAAATTGCAAGAGATTATGCAACAAGAGAACAGATTGAAGCTGATTTTCAAAGAATTTTGGACTCAATCAACAATATAGATGCAAAGATAGACAGACTGCAAAACAAAACGTATTTCCAAGATTAAAATCGTTATAAATAGTAGTATAACAGGAATACTACTATGGCAGAACCAAATTCAAAAGCAACCTTTAAAGAGTATATAAAAAGAAAACTTGGAGCTCCTGTTCTAGAAATCAACGTGGACGATGACCAATTTGACGATAGAATGGACGAAGCACTCCAGTATTTCCGTGAATATCACTACGATGGTTCGATAAAAACATATCTTAAACACCAAATCACTCAGGCAGAGATTGATTCATTTAAAACGAATGAAACTCATAATGCAGCGACAACTGGAACACAAGCAATCTCAGGTCAAACTTATGGAGAAGGTCAAAACTACATTACACTACCCGAGCATGTGTTAAGTGTAATCAATATTTTCCCTTTCAATTCGGGTCAGACTTCAAGTATGTTTGATATTCAGTATCAATTAAGATTAAATGATTTATGGGATTTAACGTCAACGAGTGTTTTATATTACTCACAAGTTCAATCACACCTTTCAATGTTAAACGACATATTGGTAGGTCAGATACCTATTAGATATAATATGCACTCTAACAGACTCTACATGGACTACAGTGCAAGTAAATTGAGTGCTGGTGAGTATATCATTATTGAGTGTTATAGAAAATTAGACCCAACAGATATGACTGATATCTACAATGATATGTGGTTGAAAAAATATGCAACTGCATTAGTTAAGTATCAGTGGGGTGAAAACTTATCGAAGTTTTCGGGTATTGCACTTCCAGGCGGGGTAACACTTGACGGTTCTGCAATGAAACAAGAAGCACAAGACGAGATAACTAAATTAGAAGAAGAATCCCGACTGAATTTTGAGATGCCAGTCATGGATATGATGGGGTAATTGAATGCCTACAAATGTATTTTTTAACCATGCAGTAAATACTGAACAACACCTTTATGAGGATTTGGTTGTTGAGTCACTTAGAATGTATGGTCATGAAACTTATTATCTACCAAGAGAGATTGTAGAAGAGGATTCTATACTAGGAGAAGACGTACAATCAACTTTTGGTGATGCATATTCAGTTGAAATGTACTTAGAAAATACTGAAGGTTTCGAAGGAGAAGGAGACCTCATGTCTAAGTTTGGTGTCCAAGTAAGAGACCAAGCTACCTTTGTTCTTTCTTTGAGAACATGGGAGAGATTCATATCATTAGACTCCAATCTTGCAACATCACTAAGACCCAATGAAGGAGACTTAATATACTTCCCTCTTAGTGGTTCAATGTTTGAAATCAAATTCGTAGAACACGAAGACCCATTCTATCAAGTTGGAAAACTATTTGTATTTAAATTACAGTGTGAACTATTTGAATATAGTGGAGAAGATTTTGATACTGGTACAGGTGCAGACTTAATAGAACTAGACCAAGCATATTCATTAGGATTGACAATGAATGGTACAACAGCATACAATATTGGTGAGAACGTAACTAAAGGTGGAGTTGTGGTTGGTGAGGTCCAGACCTCATTAGGTAATGCAACCACACTTATACATAATTCTGCAACACTTACAGTTGGAGATACACTTGTTGGTGTAGATTCGGGTGTATCAGATACAATTGCAGCTATCAATGACGTATTGAATATGAACAACGATGGTTCTGCACAAAACAAAGACTTCGAAGATAAAGCAGATAATTACTTAGACTTCTCAGAGACGAACCCTTTCGGTGAGGTTACGTAATGTTTGGAACACATTTTTATAATGAAACAATTAAGAGAGCCGTGTCTATCTTTGGAACACTGTTTAATAATATTACATTAAAGAAAACAAAGGAAGACGGAACTGTATTAAGTATAGTTAAAGTTCCTATATCATACGGCCCAAAACAAAAGTTCCTTGAAAGACTACAAGAAGAACCAAACCTTTCTGATAATAATAGAAGTGCAATATCATTACCAAGAATTGCATTCGAACTTGGTGGTTTTGAATATGACCCCACAAGACAACAAAACAAATTAATAAGACATTCAAAATCTGAATTAGATGCAGATAATGTAAAACGTTCTTATCAATACAATCCAGCACCATACAATTTAAACTTTACACTTAGTATTCTTGCAAAGAATATGAATGATGCATTACAGATTGTAGAACAAATTTTACCATATTTTCAACCCGAATATACAGTCACAATGAAAATGATTGACTCTATGTCAGATACTAGAGACGTTCCAATAACACTGAATAGTGTTGCAATGGAAGACACATATGAAGGTGGATTTGAAGAAAGACGTGTTATTGAATACACACTAGAATTTACTATGAAATTATACTTCTTCGGCCCTGTTTACACTGGAAACATTATTAAGAGTGTTATTGAGAGAGAATACATTAACACTGGTAATGCAAGTTTCACAACTTCAGAAATTAATTCAAGTGGATTGGTCAAAGAGGTTAAACATTATGAACCTGCGTTTGCAGAGATATGTAATGCAGTGTCAAACTCCACAACAATCACTTTTGCAAATGCAATAAATACAAAGATAAGTGTAAATGACGAAGTATTTGGAACAGGAAATGCAACCAATCCAACAGTATCTTCAATTGCAAGTGATAAATTATCAATCGTAGTGTCAAGTGCAGTTACAATAGATGCAAACACTACACTTAAATTTGTAGGTTCAGTAGACCCAACAGATACATTCGTTGTTGCAGAAACAGTGACATTTTATGATGACGGTGCTAAAGAAAGCTTTAGTGAAACCAATGACAATTAAATATGACAAAAGAACCAATAGATGATAAGTTAAATTCTCTCTTAGATATTAACACCAGTCTCAAAAAAGAAACTGCAGTAGTCAAACTACCCTCTAGAGCAGAGAACATGGAAACGGACTATAGATATGCTCGTGAGAACCTCTACAACCTCGTAGAGAGGGGTCAAGATGCAATCGATGGAATACTTGAACTATCCAAAGAAACCGAACACCCACGTGCATATGAAGTCGCAGGACAGTTGATAAAGACTGTAGCCGATACTGCAGAGAAACTACTAGACGTTCAGAAAAAAATTAAAGATTTAGAAAAAGAGGACGAACAAAGAATAGGTAAAGTTGAAAATCACCTATACGTTGGTTCTACTTCAGAACTGCAAAAGTTTTTGAAGAAAGAAAAGAAAAATGACTGATTCAAAAAATGAAGGTTATCTAGGTAATAATCTAATCAAAAGAGCTGGGATTGAAACCCAGTATACTAAAAAACAGATGGCAGAATACTTAAAGTGTTCTGAAGAACCTGCTCATTTTATAGAAAATTATACACAAATTATATCACTGGACGAGGGTATGGTTCCCTTTACACTTCGTGGATATCAAGAAGACCTAATCAAACACTATGATAAAAACCGTTTCAATGTGGTTCTTGCAAGTAGACAGAGTGGTAAATCAATTACTTCTTGTGCATATTTGTTATGGTTCTTACTATTTAAACCCGAAGTCACTGTAGCAGTTCTTGCTAACAAAGGTGCAATTGCAAGGGAAATGATTGCACGTATCGTAACCATGTTAGAGTCTGTTCCATTCTTCCTACAGCCTGGTGTTAAGATTCTAAACAAAGGGTCAATAGAATTTGCAAATGATAGTAAAGTCGTTGCAGCTGCAACTTCTTCAAGTTCAATTCGTGGACTATCAATTAACTTACTATATCTAGACGAGTTTGCATTCGTAGACGATGCAGAGACATTCTATACTGCAACATATCCCGTGGTCACATCAGGTAAAGACTCAAAGGTTATTATTACCTCAACTGCAAACGGTGTGGGTAATATGTTCCACAAGATATATGAAAGTGCAGTACACGAACAATCGGAATATAAATCCTTTCTTATCAACTGGTATGACGTGCCAGGCAGAGACGAGGAATGGAAGAAAGAAACTATTGCAAACACTTCAGAAGCACAATTTGAACAAGAGTATGGTAACAGTTTCTTAGGAACAGGTAATACACTTATCAATTCTAATACACTACTTGGTATGAGAGCGTTAGAACCTGATTGGAATAAAGACAATCTGTTTCTCTATGAAAAACCAAAAGAGGGTCATAGATATGTTTGTACGGTAGACGTATCTAAGGGTAGAGGTATGGACTTCTCTTCGTTTACAATTATAGATGTGACTACAAGTCCCTTTAAACAAGTGTGTTGCTATAGAGATAATATGATAAGTCCTCTTCTCTTCCCCGATATTATAAATAAGTATGTTAAACATTATAATGAACCAATCGTTATTATTGAAAATAATGCAGAGGGTGGAACAGTAGCAAATCAATTGCACTATGACATAGAATATCCGAATGTTTTTGTCCAAGGACAATTAAAAGCGGAAGACATAGGAGTGACTATGTCCCGTAAAATTAAACGTATCGGTTGTTCCACACTGAAAGAGTTATTAGAAGAGAATAGACTTATCCTTAACGATAGACACACGATTACAGAACTTATGACTTTTGTCCATAAGGGAAACAGTTGGGAAGCGGATAGAGGTTATAATGACGATATGGTCATGAATTTGGTGTTATTCAGTTGGTTTGTAACGACTGAATACTTTTATCATTTAACAGATACACAAGTTAAAGATTTATTGTATTCAGAACAACAAAGGTTAATCGAAGATGATTTACTACCAGCTGGTATATTTGACGGGGAGACCCAGTCAGATACCTTTGTGGACACTGAAGGAGACCGTTGGTATCATAAAAATATGGATATACCAATTAAATTATAGTTGTTGGGTTATTTAAAGTTATAAATAAAACAGTAAACAACTTTTTACATTAACAGGAGTAAAAGTATGGCATTTCAAGTATCACCAGGCGTTCAGGTCTCCGAGATAGACCTGACTAATGTTGTTCCAGCCGTTTCATCGACTACAGGTGCATTTGCTGGACATTTCCAATGGGGCCCTGTTGGTGAAGTAGTAACAGTTTCAGATTCAAAGGGTTTAGTTGATAATTTCTATCAACCTGCTAATTCCGACGCTGGAGCAGAGGACTTCTATTCAGCGGAAGCATTTCTAAAGTATGGTTCATCACTTAGAGTCGTTAGAATCAACACATCTCAATTAAACAATGCAAACTCATCAAGTGGGACTGCATTACTAAAGAACAATGACGATTATGTCAATACTTACCAAGACGGTTCACAAGCTGGAACAGTTGGTAATTGGACTGCAAAATACGCAGGTTCTTTAGGAAACTCATTAAAAGTATCAGTATGTGGGTCTTCAGACGCATATTTCAATGATGCAGTAACAACAACCTCTTCACAAGAGTCAGTTGGACAGACAACCATTTCGGTTACTGATTCATCAGTTTTCTTTGTAAGAGACATTGTTAAGTTTGCTGGTCATAATACTGAATACAGAGTAACTTCAAAACCCGATGGAACTTCAATAGTAGTTGAAGCAATCGGTCAACCTGCTGGAACAGGTCTAACTGCATTAGTTGCCTCAGGTGCTAACGTAGATAGATATTGGGAATTCTACAGTTCATTCGATAAAGCACCTGCTACATCGGGTACTGCAACTGCCGCTGGTGGTTCAGCTGACGAAATTCACATAGTAGTTTCAGACGAAGACGGAGAATTCTCAGGAATTAAAAACACAATTTTAGAAACTTATGGTTTCGTATCACTTGCATCAGATAGTAAAGACAGTCAAGGACAATCAAACTACTACAAAAACGTAGTTGCAAGAAGTTCAGACTACATTTACTGGTCAGGTCATTCAACAGACCTACTTACAACTGCAAATGAAACAAGAACACACTTACAATCTGCTACAACAGCTTTTGGAAGACCTTCTTCAGTTATAATTTCATCACTTGGTGGTGGAGTAGACGGAAGAGTTCCTACTGCTGGTGAGAAATATGGTGCATATCAAGACCATTTCGGTGATGCAGAAACAGTAGACGTGTCATTCTTAATCGTAGGTTCAACAAGAACAGATAATGGTTCAGGAGTTTCACAAGACATTCTTGCAGACCACAATTCAATTGTTAACCAAATTATTCAAATTGCAGAAAACAGAAAAGACTGCATGGTTATATGTTCACCTAGACGTGCATCAGTAGTTGGTGTATCAAGTGAATCAACACAATCAACAAACGTTATTGCTGACTACGCTTCAGTCACTTCTTCCTCATATGCAGTGTTAGACAGTGGTTGGGTGTACCAATATGATAGATATAACGACAAATACTGCTACGTGCCCTCTAACGGTCATACAGCAGGTATTATGGCAAGGTCAGACTTATTAAGAGACCCATGGTTTTCACCTGCTGGTTTCTCAAGAGGTCAATACCTAGGTATTACTAAACTTGCGTTCAATCCTTCACAATCATCTAGAGATGACTTATATCGTGCAAGGATTAATCCAATTGTTACCTTCCCAGGCCAAGGTACAGTATTATTTGGAGATAAAACAGCACTAACTTCACCTTCTGCCTTTGATAGAATCAACGTAAGAAGGTTGTTCATAGTATTAGAAAAAGCAATCGCAGTTGCAGCGAAATCACAACTCTTTGAATTCAACGATGCATTCACAAGAGCTCAGTTCCGTGCTGCTGTAGAACCTTTCCTAAGAGACGTTAAGAACAGACGAGGTCTAGTAGACTTCTCAGTATTATGTGATGAAACTAACAACACTGATACAGTTATAGATAGAAATGAATTTGTATGTTCTATCTTTGTGAAACCTGCTAGAAGTATTAATTTTATAACTTTAAACTTTGTTGCTGCTAGAAGTGGTGTCGAGTTTGAAGAAATTTACAGTGCAGTTTAAGGAGAAATAAATGGCAACTATAGACCAATTTAAAGCACAACTTATCGGTGGAGGCCCACGTGCTAACCGATTTAAAGTTTTTATACCAAGAGCTGGTAATAAGATTGAGTTCTTATGTAAAGCTGCTAATATCCCAGCAGGAACTTTAGGAGAAGTTGTAGTTCCTTTCAGAGGACACAATCTTAAACTTGCTGGTGAGAGAACATTCGAAGATTGGCAGATTACAGTAATCAACGATGTTGAGTTCTCAGTAAGAAGTGGTCTAGAAGCATGGCAAGAAGAGATTCAAGCTATGGATAGTGGAGAAGGTTCAACCTCTACAGACTATCTTATTTCTAGAGCCTTTGTAGAACAATTAAACAAAGATGATTCTGTCCTTGCGAGATACGAGTTTTTCAACATGTTCCCTAAAAATATAGGTGCAATCGAACTATCTTACGATACAGTTGATGCACTTGAGGAATTTACAGTTGACTTTACTTTTTCTCACTGGGAAAGAGTTCAATAACGTTTACCGTGAAAAAGACCACTATAATGTGGTATAAATATTAGTATGGAAATTTTAGGTTTTGAAATAAATCGTAAGAAAGACGATTTAAGAACGACAGAGGACAAGAATCAAAAGTCCTTTGTCCCACCAGTTGACGATGACGGGACTCCCGTCATTGAACAACAAAGTGGTTTCGTATCGGGTGCAGCCTATGGGTCGTATGTCGATATGGAAGGTGGTGTCAAGAATGAGGCAGAACTCATTCGTAGATACCGAGAAACCTCTTTGGTTCCCGAGTGTGATTCGGCAATCGAAGATATAGTCAATGAGTGTATCACTTCTGACACATCAGATAAGATAGTGACCCTTGACCTCAGAGATGTAAAACTCTCTGACAGTATCAAATCGAAGATACAAGAAGAGTTTAATCACATCTTATCTCTAATGAAGTTCAATCAGAACTCTCATGAATTATTCAGAAAATGGTACGTAGATGGAAGGATATACTTCCATAAGGTTGTTGATAGTAAACGACCTAAGTTAGGATTAGTAGACCTAAGAAATATTGACCCGATTAAAATTAAGAAGGTTAGAAATATTGAAAAGGAAAAAGACCCTAAGACTAAGATAGATAGAATTAAAAGGGTTGAAGAATTCTTTATGTTTAACGACAGAGGATTCGATAAATCTACTGCGACCGAAGGGACGACAGTTAAAATTGCACCTGAAGCTGTAACATATACAACTTCGGGTTTACTTGACTACACTAAAAATGTAGTTATCGGGTATCTGCACAAAGCATTGAAGACTGCAAATCAGTTAGCAATGTTGGAAGATGCACTTGTTATCTATAGGATATCAAGAGCTCCCGAAAGAAGGATATTCTACATTGACGTAGGTAACCTTCCAAAAGCAAAGGCAGAACAGTATCTTGCAGACGTTATGAACCGATACAAAAACAAATTGGTTTATAATGCAGATACAGGTGAAATCAAAGACGATAGAAAACATATGAGTATGTTGGAAGATTTTTGGTTACCTAGAAGAGAAGGTGGTAGAGGAACAGAGATTACTACACTTCCAGGCGGACAGAATTTAGATGATATTGCAGATATAGAATACTTTAAGAAGAAACTATATCAATCACTAAATGTTCCTGCCTCTAGAATGGAAGCAGACAATGGATTCAATATGGGTCGTGCGTCTGAAATTTCTAGAGACGAACTTAAATTTAATAAGTTCACAAACAGACTTCAGAAGAAGTTTGCAAGAGTTTTTACAGATATTCTTAAGACACAATTAGTTCTTAAGGAAATCACAACTGGAGACGAATTTGATGAAATCAAAGACTTTCTTCAGTACGACTTTGCAACGGACAACCACTTTACAGAGTTGAAAGATGCAGAGATAATAAGAGAGAGATTAGATACTCTCTCAAATATTTCCGACTATGTTGGGGAGTATTTTTCTAAAGAATATGTTAGAAAATACATTCTAAGACAGACGGAAGAAGACATTAAATTAATTGATAAACAAATCTCCAAAGAAGGAGAGGGACAATCAGATGAAAAAGGCGAAGATGACTTCGGAGGATTTTAATAAATGAGTAGTGAAATTGCAAAAGAAATAGTCAATTCAATTGAAGCAGGTAAGTTAGATACTGCAAAAGACCAAGTCTTTGACGGAATCAAACAAAAATCTGCAGAAGCAATCGACATGAAAAGAGTCGAAATGCAAGTAGATTGGATGGATAAATCTCAAGATGAACCGACAGGTGAAGCTCAGTAATGAAATCGTTTGCAGAAATCAGTGTTGAGTTAAACGAGGCAAAGTTTAAATTACCTCGTGGACACAAAGAACTGAAATCTGATGTTGTAAAGATTGGTGGTAAGAATATTAAGATTACTTACACCGAGTATAGGGGTAAAGTTCATGTATACGTAGATGGACAGGACTTCGGAGGTGCAACATACAAGGATTTAAAATCTGCAGAGACGGAAATGAAATCCATGAAGAGTGTCATAAAACAAATGTCAGAAGAAGAAAATATAGACATAGAGGAAATTTTCAATGAAATTAATATCAGAGTTTAATGACTACAGTGTTTCTCCAGTAATTATAGAGGAGAACGAAAAAGGACAAAAAGAATACTTTATTGAAGGTATTTTTATGCAATCCGAAATTAAAAACCGTAACGGAAGAGTATATCCTAAAGAGGTTATGCAGAAAGAAGTAAAACGTTACGTAAAAGAATTCGTTGAAAAGGATAGAGCATTCGGTGAGTTAGGACACCCCGAAGGGCCGACTATCAATTTAGACAAAGTGTCTCATATGATTACCAAATTAGAAGAAGATGGTAACAATTATGTGGGACGTGCAAAGATTTTAAGCACACCAAACGGTCAAATCGTAAGAAATTTAATCGATGACGGTGCTAAATTGGGAGTATCATCTCGTGGACTTGGTTCACTAGAACAGAAAGGTGGTGCTCAATATGTAAAAGATGACTTTCAACTTGCAACAGCAGGTGATATCGTTGCAGACCCTTCTGCACCTGAAGCTTTCGTTAACGGAATTATGGAAGGTACAGAGTGGGTATATGAGAACGGATTACTTACTGCAAGACAATTTGACCAAATGCGGGACGAAATACGGTCTGCGAAGTCAAATAAGTTGGAAGAAGTCACAATTAGACAATGGAAGAGGTTCGTTGAGAGTCTCTAACATATAAATAAAAAAGTAAACTCAAACAGGAGAAAAACATGGCAGAGTTAGAAACAAACCTAGATACAGTTGAAGAAACTGTAGATGCATTAGAGGAAGGTCAACAGCCTAACGCTAAAGCAGAAGATGGTGACAAGAAGCCAGTAAAACAAGGGTCATCCGACGCTGAGAAAATCGAAAGCGGAAAGGGTGATGTCGTCAAACCTGAAGAAAATCCTGTTGACAAAGCTGTTGCATCAGTAAAAGCTGCTGAGAAAGCTCCTTCTAACGAAGGTGACGCTCAGAAGAAAGGTGCAGACAAACCTGAAAAGATGGAAAAAATCAAAGAAGGTGAAGAAGATTCTAAGAAAGATGTTGCTACAACATCTAAAATGGAGAACATTAAAGCTATCGTCAACAATATGAAGGAAATGACTAAAGAAGAACTTCAAAAAACTTTTGGTGAAATATCAGAAGACGAAGTTGACGAAACCTTGACAAAAGCAGAAGTCGCTAGAAAAATCGTTGAAACACTTAAATCAATGGACGAAGCACAAGTTGCTAAGTTTGCTGAGAAGTATGAAGACGAAGAAGAAGAAGAACACGAAGAAGAAGTCAAAGAAGAATCTGTTGACGAGGAAACTTCTGCAGCTCTAGAATCTTCATTAGTCGAGATAGAAGTAGAAGACGACCTATCTGCAATCTCAGAAGCACTTGACCTTTCAGAAGAAAATCAAGAAAAAGCTAAAACAATCTTCAAAGCAGCTGTAACATCAAAAGTTACAGAAATTAAAGAACAACTTGAGTCTCAATACTCAGAAGAATTAAAAACCTCAGTAGAGAAAGTTAAAGGTGACCTTGCGGAAGCAGTTGACAAGTATCTTACTTATTGTGCAGACGAGTGGACGAAAGAAAACGAACTTGCTATAGAAAGAGGTTTGAGGTCTGAGATGACTGAAAACTTTATCGAAGGATTAAAAACATTGTTCGTAGAACACTATGTTGACGTTCCTGAAGATAAGTATAACGTTATCGATGAACTCGCAAATCGTCTCGATGAGATGGAAGAAAAACTTGACAGTGAAGTGTCTAAAAACATGGAAATTGTTGAAGAAAACGACCAACTTAAGAGAAGTAACGTGATAAGAGAAGCCTGCAAAGACTTATCTGAATCACAAAAAGAGAAAATGGAATCATTATCAAATGGTGTAGACTTTAAAGATATCGAAGACTTTCAAGAGAAAGTACAAGAAATCAAAGAAGCTTACTTCCCAGTTGAAGGTGAGTCCATCTCTGAAGACACTATAATTGAAGAAGGAACTGGTGAAATATCAGAAGATAAAGAACCTGTTTTAGACCCTTCAATTGCTAGATATTCAGAGGCATTATCAAAACTTAAACCATTAGGTTAATTTAAAGGAGAATAAAAACAATGTTTTTATCAGAAAACTTACAAGATAAGTGGTCGCCGATTCTAGAACACTCCGATTTACCAAAAATCGAAGATAACTACAAACGTGCAGTCACAGCTGTTATCCTTGAAAACCAAGAAAAAGCTCTAAACGAAGACAGAGCTACTCTTGCAGAAGCAGCACCTTTAAATTCCACAGGTACAGGTATTTCTAACTGGGATCCAATCTTGATTTCATTAGTAAGACGTGCCATGCCAAATCTCGTTGCATACGACATTTGCGGTGTTCAACCAATGACCGGCCCAACTGGACTTATATTTGCTATGAAAGCAAGATATAACGATGACGTTGACGCTGATAGACTGAATACATCAGAAGCTTTACATAACGAAGCTAGAACTGATTACTCAGCATCTGCTCAAACAACATCAACTTCAGTAGGAAGCGACCACTCAGGAGACCCATTCAATGGTTCTTATGCGTCACAGACTTCTGCGGGTATGTCTACAGCTTCAGCAGAATCACTAGGTGATGGTGCTGGAAACCATTTTGCTGAAATGGCATTCTCAATCGAGAAAGCTACAGTGACAGCAAAGTCAAGAGCACTTAAAGCGGAATATTCATTAGAATTAGCACAAGACCTCAAAGCAATCCACGGTCTTGATGCAGAATCAGAACTTGCAAACATTCTATCATCAGAAATCCTTGCTGAAATAAACAGGGAAGTTGTGAGAAGTGTTAACAACCAAGCGAAAACAGGTGCAGCTGCTACAGCTGTTGCTGGTACTTTCAACTTGGACGTTGATGCTAACGGTAGATGGTCTGTAGAAAAGTTCAAAGGACTATTGTTCCAAATCGAAAGAGAATCAAATGTTATTGCTAAAGAAACAAGAAGAGGAAAAGGAAACTTTATTCTTTGTTCTTCTGATGTTGCTTCAGCACTATCAATGGCTGGTGTATTAGATTACGCACCTGCTCTTTCAACCAACTTAAACGTTGACGACACAGGTAATACTTTTGCTGGTGTATTAAACGGAAGAGTTAAAGTATACGTTGACCCATATGCGTCTTCAGACTACTTAACAGTTGGTTACAGAGGTTCAAATCCTTATGACGCTGGATTATTCTATTGCCCATACGTTCCATTACAAATGGTTCGTGCAGTTGGTGAGAATACATTCCAACCAAAAATTGGTTTCAAAACAAGATACGGAATGGTATCTAATCCTTTCGTTGGTTCAACACCAGCAGACGGACTTGCTTCAGCAGGAACAAACCAATACTACAGAAAATTTGCAGTATCAAACATTCTGTAATCGAATTAGATTTCGAACTAAAGGGGACTTTCGAGTCCCCTTTTTTTATGCACTAAATAATAGGTAACATTAAGTTACAGACATAAACACACATACACACAGGAGGAAATTATGTCAAACGGAAAATCAGGGTTCGAAATCAGAGCCGAATTACTAAACCAAGCACAAGGTATACTGGAAGGTAATATCTATCGTAATAACGAGGCAGTTGTTGAACACAATAACAACTTCCCGAATGATAGAAAACCTTACGGTGACCAATTTGTGTCAACGGAAGACGTTATCTCAGTTGCAAGACAATTAAACGAATTTGTAAACGAGAAGTAACTATAAATAGTATTGTGGGGTGGAATGATTCACCCCCTTTAGAAGAGAACAATTATGACAGATTATGAAAGAACAGTGAAAGTTTTAGAAGGGCCGTGGTCAACTAAAGCATTCCCACAAGGTGAAGAAACAACCGAAGGTATTATTAGTAGAAAAATTACTACACTATATGAAAAGGACGGATATCTATGTGAAGAAATCGTCACTAGAGAATATAGAGATGGTGATTACTTTGACACCTCAGTAAACAAAAGGGTATTAAAACTTGACTGAAACTGCAATTAACAAGTCTATTCTTAATAAGAATAACTTTAGATTACTGATTGATAAAGTTCCAACAGTGGAATACTATATTCAATCAGTCAATATCCCAGGCTTATCATTCACTGAAACAATCAGTGCAGCTGGTGTGGGATTAGATGCATTTTTCCCAGGCGATAAAGTGTCATTCGAATCACTAAGTGTATCATTTTTAGTAGACGAAGACCTTGCAAACTTTAAAGAGATGTATGATTGGATGAATGCAATCGTTCCAGTATCAGACCCTACTGATTATGCAAACTTCACTGGAACACAAAAGACTGCAACGGGTGAGTATAGTAACGTTACTAACGACCTTGCACAATATTCAGACATTACAATAGTGGTTAACACTAACAAAAACATACCAAATAAATTTTTTAGATTCCATGATGCATTTCCTATATCTCTTAGTGGTATAGAATTACAGAGTGGTGCAGAGACCGAGGCAGTGGTTGCTACAGTCGAATTTAGATTTACATATTACGACATAGAATCCACTTCCTAAAATACCATAAGTGTGGTATAATAGTATATTATGACATTAGATGAAATTAAGAGCCAGTGGGAAAAGGATTGTGAGATAGACGATATCGAACTAGATAAATCGTCTTTAGAAATACCTAAACTCCATGCAAAATACCAAGACTTACTATCCAGTAAGATACTTGTTATGAAACAATACCAATACAAATATGATACACTTCTAAAGGATAAGTGGTTGTGGTATAACGGAAAAATGTCTCAAGAACAAATCAAAGAGTTGGGTTGGTCAGACGACCCTTTAGACGGATTGAAAATTATGAAAACTGATTTACAAATCTTCTATAACTCAGATAAAGATATACAAGAACTCAATGCAAAGATTGAGTATTTAAAAGTAACGATAGATTATCTCAAAGAGTGTATGCAAAATATCACTTGGAGACACCAAACGATTAAGAATACAATCGATTGGAGAAAATTCATGGCAGGGTCATAATGATATATCAAAACTATGTTTGGATTGCAGAGGCATTCTTTACATCACAAGAAGTTGATTCTATAATCGCATGTGCAAATAAAATAGAATGGGAAGAGGGTAGAGTTGGATTTGCAGCTAATGACCCCGATAGTGCAGAAGCATCAGGACGTGCTGATGATGAGATTAGAAGGTCAAGTGTTAAATGGTTAACACATGAAATGTTACCACAAGAATTTCATGATAAACTTGCACAAGGAGTTCAATTCGCACAAGGAGATAATGCATGGACTTGGGATTTAAGTCATTTTGAAAATTTCCAATTTACACAATATAGTGAACAACCTAATACAAAAGGTGATTTCTATACATGGCATACAGATTCGGGTCATGTTGGACAGGTACATGGTACAGAAGGCCTTATTCGTAAGTTAAGTTGCACCATTCAATTATCAGACCCCGATGAATATGAAGGTGGTCATTTCGAATGGTTAGAACCACATAGTATGTTTGATAGAATAAAACAAGGTGACAAATCTGTAGGTATAGATGCAATGAAAAGAACTGCACCCTTTAGTGCAAAAACAAGAGGAAGTATTTTATTATTCCCTTCAGACGTTCACCACCAAGTCACCCCAGTCACACGAGGAGCTCGAACATCACTAGTAGGGTGGTTGTTAGGTACTCCTTTCAAGTAAAACCATTATGGTTACAGTAGAAAAATTAGATGATGTCTTTATGAAAGTTCATTGTGATGATGGACTTGCAAGAGACTTATATGACTTCTTTTCTTATACAGTCCCAGGCGCAAAATTTATGCCTTCTTATAAGAATAAGTATTGGGACGGTAAAGTCAGACTCTTCTCAATGAAGACAAATAAAATCTATATTGGATTACTTCCATACGTTGACGAATTCTGTAGAGAACGTGGTTATGAGTTTGGTGGTATACAAGAAGTAATCGGAGACAAAACAACAATTACAGACGAAGACGTAGATTTCTTTATTAATGGTGACGACCTAATCCCAGGCTTGGGTCTTCCATTTCAACCACGTGATTATCAAATAGAAGCATTCAAAACTGCAGTGCAATACGGAAGACAGTTATTACTTTCACCAACTGCAAGTGGAAAGTCTTTAATCATTTATATGTTGTGTAGGTGGTATGAAGGAGAAATGTCTCTACCTAATTGTAAGACTATTATTATCGTTCCCACTACCTCATTGGTAGAACAAATGTCAAAAGATTTCAAAGAATACGGATACAAAGAACCTATCTGTAAAATCTATCACGGTCAAGAAGTATTTGATGCACCTATTACGGTCACCACATGGCAATCATTCAGTAAAGCTCCTAAAGAAGTTGTACAGGGATTTGACGTAGTGATAGGGGACGAAGCACATTTATTCAAAGCACAAACACTAAAAGGTATCTTAGAGAAAATGAAACACACTAGTGTTCGTTTTGGAACGACTGGAACACTGGACGGGTCAGAAGTTCATAGGTTACAACTTGAAGGTTTGTTCGGCCCTGTAAAAAAAGTCATAACGTCATACGAGTTAATGGAAGAAGGTACAATTGCAAATTTGAAGATAGATTGTGTCATACTTCGTCATACTAAAATGAAAAAATTGACATACCAAGAAGAAATGGATTACTTGGTGTCGAATGATAGTAGAAACAAATTCATAACAAATTTAGTTGCAAGTTTAAAAGGTAATACTTTAGTGTTGTTCCAATATGTACAGAAACATGGTGAAGTCTTATATCCTATGTTAGACGGAAGAGTAAAGGACTTACACTATGTCTATGGTGGAACAGATACAGAAGACAGAGAAACAGTCAGAGAGGTGGTAGAAAAATCTAACGATAGTGTCATACTAGCGTCATACGGAACTTTTTCTACTGGAGTTAATATAAAGAAAATTGATAATGTAGTTTTTGCAAGTCCTTCTAAGTCAAGGATAAGGAATCTACAATCTATTGGTAGAGGTCTAAGGAAAACTGAAGGTAAGAGTGAAATGAGATTATTTGATATTGCAGACGATTTGCAATGTGATAATTTCACACTTGGTCACCTTAAGGAACGTATAAATATTTACAACGAGGAAAATTTTTCATACGAAATAAAACAATTTGACTTAGACTAATGGCAACACCAAACGACTTACTTAAACAAAGATATGAAGTTATCAAACTCAAGACTGGTACAGAGTTTGTAGGAATGGTTAGAGACACAACAGAAGGTCTCGAAGTTACACTTCCTATGATATGTCATTTATCGGTTCAACAACCAATCAATTCAACACTTGCAACCTTCTATCCTTATGCACCTATGAGTGAAGACCCTATCGTCAAAATTCCATTCGACCAAGTCTTACATAGAAGTAATATGAATTCTCAATTTATTCCGTTCTATGACGAAGCTTCTGCAAACTGGTTGAAGATGGTGGAGACAGGTTCCATTCCATTAACCAATGACTTGAAAGGTGTATCAAGAGAATACATGAAAAAGGCAGTTGACTCTATTCTTAAGAATGTCAAAGACGAAGATTTATTTGATGAGTTCTATGAGGAACTAGTAGAGAGTGAGTTTGAAGAAGCTATAAAACCTACCGACCCAAAAAAGATTCATTAGGATTTCTTTTTTTCTAAATAAGTGCGTATAATTTAGACTTATATATACTTATACAAAATATTTATAACAACTTTTAGGAAAACCATGACCACAGCAACTTTTTTTGCGAAGAGCATGGTACGAAAAGCTAGAGAAGTTAATCATATCATTCGTCCAACAAAACGAAAACTGGTTGACACTATCGAATTTCTAGTGCTTATGACTCTTCCCTTCTTACTACCCTTCATAGTGATGTATTTCAGTATGTGGAATATAGTATGAACTTCGAAAAACTTAGAGATACTTTGGAGATAACTACATTAGTAGGTATCTTCATGGTGTCCGTTATATCAATTACAGGAATATCATAATGAGAGAACTAGGACAAGCATTACTATGCACACTTGCAATAGGTGTGTTTTTTGGATTTAAGATATATCCAAATTTAGAATATACAGGTGGAACTGGAGGACATAGTTGCACGGGTCAGTGTTATGTTGACTATGTTGAACAATTTGGAACTGCTTCAGAGATTGAACAGAGAAAACAAGAACTTGCAAATGCAGACGAATTCTCTTCTATTAGAGGTCTATGGAGTGGTTGTGCAGCTTGTCACGGTGCAGAAGGTCAAGGTATGGGAGTCTTCCCTAAACTTGCTGGTCAAAGTTCAGATTACATTGTAAATAAACTCAATGCATATAAAAACAGAGAAACAGTTGGTAATATGTCTTCTACTATGTGGGCACAAGCTGGTATGTTGAGTGATGAAGATATCAATATGATTGGTAAATTCATTGAGATTGAGTTGAAGTGAAAGAGGAAAAACTCTTACAAATCGTAAACTTATCACCCAGTGAATCTTGGATTGAAAGAATTGTCGAGGTTCACCCTATGAAACAAGTTGCAGTAATGTCAGTCGTGCAAGTCCTCGTTTTCGGTTTTATGTTGTTGTCCTTTTGGCTAATCAATCTAGGATTGGGTAAGATATGAAACACTATATAATAGGTACAACATTGGGATTATGCATGTTTTATCTTGCCGTTGGTGAGATTGATAAAATGAGTCGTGCAGTGGAGATACAATCGTTTGCAAAGAGTAGGATTAAAGATATCATCTCTTATTAGTATATTCCACCGCGGCAACATATTTATTTTATCATAGATTTCCCAGTTGTCTAGTGGGTTTCTTCAAATAATTCAAAAAAATAAATACTTAAAAACCCTCTTACAAAATAAGAGAATTGGTGTATAATAGATTCATGACTACTAAAAAAGACCCTAAAAAGGCAGAGCATTATGTAAACAACAAAGAGTTTACAGCTGCAGTCTCCGAGTTTAACATTGCATGTAAACTTGCAGAAGAGAAAGGTAAGTCTAAACCTCAAATGACAGAATACATTGGTGAATGTATCTATAAGATTGCGACTCGATTATCGACTCGTCCTAATTTTATCAACTACACATATAGAGATGAAATGATATGTGATGCAATTGAAAATTGTATTCAGTATATCGGAAACTTTAACCCCGAAAAATCAACTAACGCATTTGCATACATAACACAAATTTGTTACTATGCATTCCTCAGAAGAATCCAAAAGGAGAAAAAACAGGTCTTCATTAAACAACAGGCCACGGACGCTGCTGGAATGATAACAAGTGCATTCGATACTATTGACGGACAACACGACCCAACCCTTACTAATACTAATGTGGAATGGATGCAAGAAAACATGAATCGTGTTGAATACGAACCTCGTAAATCTAGAACCAAAAAAGTTAAAAAAACAACAAACTTAGAAAAATTTACTGAATGAAAATAGCATTACTGAATGATACCCATTGTGGTGTCCGAGGTGATATGATAGAAATGTCAAATTACCAAGGAAGATTTTATAATGAAGTGTTCTTCCCATATATGGACGAACATAACATTAAACACATAATACACTTAGGGGACTACTTCGACAGAAGAAAATACATAAATTTTGCTTCCATGAAAGCAAATATCAAACACTTCATTGACCCAATGACTGAACGTGGTATTACTATGGATTTAATTCTAGGTAATCATGATACTTATTATAAGAACACCAATGAAGTAAACTCACCCGAGTTGTTATTATACAATCAAAAAAATGTAAATGTCATTCAAGAACATGAAGTCAAAGAGTATGACGGATTTAACATTGCATTATCTCCATGGATTAATCCCGAAAACTATGCAGACGCTGTTGATTTCTTAAAGACTGCAAATGCAAGTTGGTGTATGGGACACTTTGAATTTGAAGGTGCATTAATGATGCCAGGCATGACGTGTCAACACGGACTAGACCATTCTTATGTAAAAAGATTTGAAACAGTTTTGAGTGGTCATTTCCACCAAAAATCTGAATTTGCAAATATCAGATATCTTGGGTCTCAAATGCAATTTACTTGGTCAGATTATGGAGATAACAAATACTTTCATATATTTGATACCGAGACCCAAGAACTTACTCCAGTTTTAAATCCAATCACCATGTTTGAGAAATCATTCTATGACGATACAAAAGAAACTTTTGAAACAATATCTAACATAGATTATTCTAAATTTACAAACAAATTTGTAAAAGTAATAGTAGTAAATAAAGACAATCCTTATTGGTTTGATACATTCTTAGATAAACTACATGCAAGTAATCCAATACACGTTGCAGTTGTAGACGACAACAAACATATGGATTTCTATGGTGACGATGATATAGAAGATATCGAAGACACTTTAACTATATTAAACAACTATATTGACGGGTTGGAAATACAAGGGAAGAAGAAACCCCTTGCAGAACTTATGTCGTCATTATATAATGAAGCTTTGGACGAACATAACTATCTATGATAAATTTTAAGAAAGTAAGATACAAAAACTTACTATCCAGTGGAAACAAATTTACAGAAATACAACTAGACAAACACCAAACGACACTAATCTTAGGTGATAACGGTGCTGGTAAATCTACATTATTAGATGCACTTTGTTTTGGACTCTATGGAAAGGGGTTCAGAAATCTTAAGAAAGAACTTCTAATCAATTCTGTTAATGGAGGAAACCTTTTAGTTGAGGTTGAGTTCTCTATTGGTAAGAAACAATACAAAGTTATTAGAGGTGCAAAACCAAACAAATTCGAACTCTATGTTAATGACGTGTTCGTCAATCAAGATGCAACAGTCAGAGACTACCAAGAACACTTAGAAAAGAACATACTCAAAATGAGTTATCGTTCCTTTACTCAAGTTGCAATCCTCGGGTCAGCAAACTTTACTCCTTTCATGCAATTAAAGGCTGCAGATAGACGTAAACTTGTGGAAGACCTTTTGGATATATCAATCTTTTCTACTATGGGAGATATCCTTAAGAAAAAGATTTCTAATCATACTGTTGAGGTTAGAGAGAATAATCATGAAATCGACTTACTTGAAGAAAGAATTAACGGACTAAATGAACAACTTAATGCACTTCGTGAAAATCGTGAATCGAAAATCCTAAAATATGAAAATACCGTTGAGGAAACTCAAGAGAATATTAACAAACTTTTAGGGGACATAGATGAAAAGACGGAAAATGTGGTGGAGAAAAAATCCACCATCTCAGATAAAGATACTAAAGAGGATAAACTCAAACAAACAGTTGACATGGAAGCTAGACTTGAGGACGCTCGAAGAAAAGCAATTAAAGACATTGAATTCTATGAGAACAATGACGATTGTCCCACATGCAAACAGGGTCTAGACGATGAACACAAGAAGAAACACATTGAGGAAAAACAGAATAAGGTCGCAGAAATCAAGGAGGCGGTGTCACAACTCGATTTACAAGTCGAAGACCTTAATACCCGAATCCAAGAAATCAACGGAATCCAAGACGAAATAACCACAATTCAAAAAGAGATTGGTATCTTGCAAACAGAGGTTGTATCTAATCAAAAGTTCATTCAAAAAATGCAGAAAATGATTGCAGAACTCAAACAAGAAGGAACTGGTAATGGTGACGTGCAAGAAAGAATCAGTGATAGTGAAGACAAACTAGATATTCTACATGCAAAGAAAGAATCATTAGTTGACCAACAACACTACTATGAAATTGCACAAGTGTTACTCAGAGACCAAGGTGTAAGACAAAAGATTATCAAACAGTATGTTCCTATTATGAACAAGCTGATTAACAAGTATCTTGCACAATTAGAATTCTATGTTGGTTTTGAATTGAATGAAAAGTTCGAAGAAACAATCAAATCAAGATTCAGAGACGTATTCAAATACGATAACTTCTCACAAGGGGAGAAAATGAGAATCGACCTTGCACTACTATTCACATGGAGAAGTGTTGCAAGAATGAAGAACTCAGTTAACACTAACCTATTGATATTAGACGAAGTTTTCGATTCTTCATTAGACTCACAAGGAACAGACGATTTCTTAAAACTACTAAACACCTTGACGGAAAAGACAAATGCGTTTATCATATCTCATAAAGGAGAAACATTATATGATAAATTTAATGACGTTATTAGGTTTGAGAAATACAAAAACTTCTCGAGAATTGCAGAATAATATAAATAGTAATATGAAATCATTCTCAGAAGTCACTAATCCAATAGAGGGAGTCAAACTAGAATTACCTAAGTATACACCTACACTTAGTGAGGGAACAGACGCCTCAACGAAGTTCGAAGGTGTTATAGTTGCATGTCTTCAAAATGCAAAATTACCAAAGGACAAGTTCATAGAGAAAATGACCAAAGACGAGTATGTCACTGGTTTCCTTAAAACACCAAATAAATTATTTGCAACACATAAAGTAAAATCAACAGAAGAGAAAATGGATATTCTTTATGATTTCGCACAAGTATGTAATGCAAAACTCCCAAGTGGTAAACATGACGCAGGTGCTGGTCAAAGTAAAAAAGGACTAAGTTCATTTTGGAAAGAAACCACTGGTAAAGGTATTGACACTTCAAAGGCAGATATAATTATTGGTGGTTATCCTTCTTCAGTCAAAGGCCCGAAAGCACAACTAATGTCGGGTAAAAAAGCAGAAGCTAAAGCAACTGTATTATCTGCATTACAAATGGTCAAAACAAGTGAAGACTTAAAGAATCAATTAGTAGATGCAGTAGACGTTTTTGTAGACAACACTAGAACAGTTGGTGCAGAAGTTAATGCTGGTAATCTTAAAAAAATGACACCCGAACAAGCAATCGAAAGTGGTAATGCAGAAGCTAAAAAGATTGTTGAAAAACAAGAAAAATTAAAAGGTGATATCAATAAATTATTTTCAAAGGCATTTAATAATCCCGAAGTCGGTGGTGCATTCGCATATGAAGCTATGACTGGTTTTGAAAAGTTTGGTGGTAATGCAATGAAACAAGGAAGTGGTGACACTAGTGGTATTGCAACACATATGGTGGTTTGGGATTACAGAATGGATAGAATCAAACAACTAAAGATTGATAGAAAGTTTGCCTCTGCAACTGCAAAGAAAATGTCCATGCGTGCAGATTTAAAATCCAACTCTTATAAAAAAGACAATAAAAAAGCAGGTTATAATTTCTATCAAGCAATTAGAGTATCAGCAGATGCACTATTAGACAAACATGGTGAACTTAAAAAATCTGCAAATGAACAAGTAGAACAAGTAAAAAATCAATTAAATGAAGGTGTAATCTCAGAGAACAAATTCGTAGACAAACTCAAAGACATATGGAACTGGATAAAAGGTAAACTAACTGCATTGTGGAATTGGTTTATAAATAAAATTACAGAGTTAGCAGAAAGTGCTAAAAAGTTAATAAATGAATCTGTATCAGAAGCTATGAAAGTTTTTGAATTAGATGTAGACGTGAAAGTAAAAACTGAGGTGAACTTTAAATAATGTTAGAATTGATAGAAGAGGCCTCAAAGGTCTTACGCACACCACCACCCGAATTTGACTTTGATAAACCACCCGAAGACCCCGAAGAGATAGAATTCAACCTTGCAGCTGCAATGGAACAATATGGTGGGATAGGTTTATCTGCAAATCAAGTTGGATTAAACTACAGAGTTTTTGTAATGAGAACTGCAGACAGTGGAACTAAAGCATTTTTCAATCCCGAGATTACTAAAGTATCTCAAGAAACAGAATTAATGAAAGAGGGTTGTTTATCTTTTCCCGACCTTTATCTAATGATAAAAAGGTCAAAAGAGATAGAACTTAAATATCAAGATGCACAAGGTGAAGAACACGTAATACACTTAACTGGTTTAGGTGCAAGGTGTGTTCAACATGAATGTGACCATTTAAATGGAATACTATTCCTACAACGTGCATCTAGACTCAAACTGGAACGTGCTTTAAAAGCAAGACCTAAAGAGAGAAAAAAGAGAATTGATTATGAAACAAGAATTGCATTCGCCAGAGCTATACAAGAACGAGAACGTGCTGATTCTTCCGAATCTGATAACGGAACAGGAGTCGAAGGAACTGATTCAGTGGTTCAAGACTCACGAGCATCTTAAAACCATAGGAGACGGGTCGGATTACACTGCAATAAACATATTGCATATCCACACCCAATGGATTCGAGATATCTTTAACAGATTAGCATTTGACGTTATTTCAGAAATATATAAACACTCGGGTTTAAGAGTGTATCCCGAAATGTGTGCAATAAATGAATGGCCTATCGGTGGTGTTCAAACACCACATAATGACTCAGTATCAGACGTTGATATAAGAGAAGGACTTATAGACGAAACAAGTAGAGAATGGACTGTAATTCTCTATATAAATGGTCATGAATCCTATAAAGGTGGTGAAACTTACTTCCCAAATGAAGGGCCAGCAGGTCAAATAATGACTCCTATAAGGGGTACAGGCATAGCATTCAGAGGAATAGACCTAGAACACGGTGTATACCCCGTCAGAAGAGGTGCTAGGTACACTATATCACAATGGTATAGTAGTGATAAGAACCGTATAATTACAGACGAAAGAACAAAAAACCTCGATTTAAACCACCATTCTTTAAGAGATTCCTCATAAAATAATTCTTCTCAAGGGTTGACAATGACCCTCACTTTTTCGTATACTAATAGAGTAAAAGAAAAAAGGAGAATTATGACATTTAACCCAATATTACGAGTTCCTAAAGGTAAAGAAGGAACACTCGACCCCTCAAAAATCTTAAACTATTTCCATGGATTAGGTTGGAGAACAACTCCAGTCAAAAACCAATATCAAAAATATTGGATTACCCACAAAATGGATATGTCACTAGACCCCCCTCAAAAATTAGAGTTAATCAGTGGTTCAAAATACTACAAATTAGTTATCGATTCAACAGAGTTTGGTATCGAATGTGGTGGTGATTTAAATGGTTGGCAATTTGCAGCTGAAATTAGAGATGCAATTAAATCACAATAAAACTTGACAATGACCTTCACTTTTTAGTATACTATAAACATGACAAAAAGAAACGAAAAAGACATACTTGCTAAACTAATGGCTACTGAGAACATTACCATTGTTCACAAGAAAATTGACACTGCATATTTTGATGTAAAGAATAGGATACTTGCTTGTCCTATCTTTAAAGAAGATATTTCTGCAGAACTTTATGACCTATTCATGGGACATGAAGTTGGACATGCATTGAATACACCTTACGAGGGTCTTCACTCTGCATTAGAAATGAATAGAACACTTAAAGGATATCTTAATGTTGTTGAAGACGTTAGGATTGAGAAAGCAATCAAAAACAAATTCCAAGGATTAAGGAAATCATTCTACACTGCATACAATGAGTTAATGGAAATGGATTTTTTCCAGTTAAAAGGTAGAGACCTTTCAACACTTTCATTGATTGACAAAATTAATTTACAAACTAAAGTCGGTTCAAGACTTGGTCTTCAATTCAATACAGTTGAACAAGGTTTCTTAGATATGTCAGAAGCATGTAAGACTTGGGAAGACGTTGTTGAATGTGCAACTGCAATCTATGAGTGGTCTAAAGAGAATGAGACAAGAACTGAAGATGACGAAATGTTAGTTCCTCAAATGTTTGACATTGGTGACGAAGAAGAAGACGAAGACGGAGACGAATCAGAAATAGAAGAATTTGAGAATGAATCTAAAGAATCTTCAGACGGTGGAGATTCAGACGAAGACGATGCAGAAGAGGATTCACTTCCCGAGTTAAACACTGATACTGGTGAGACTGAAGAGGAAAATGCTGAACAAGAAGAAGACATTGACGAATCAGACAATCAAGTTAAGTCTACTGGTGGTAAAGAAGGTGGACAAGGATTCCATGACAACCAAGACGGTGCAAGGGAATCAATCACTGAACACGCTGCACATAACGGTGAAAACCAATTTCTTTCAGATGAGAACACAATCAAATCTACAATCAATCTAAGAAAAGTGTTTGCAGAAAATGATATGCATGACGTTGTGATTCCTTTCAAACAAGTTCTTAAAGACTGGAAAGAATATGTTTCTGATTCTAGTTACTACACTGCAGAGAAACTTGAAAAGAATTATGGAAGAGGTGTCTATACTGCAAAGAAACTAGAACAAAAGAACAAAAAAATTATTGCTCATATGGCAAAAGAATTTGAGATGAAACAAACTGCAAAAGTTTCTAAGAAAGCTTTCAGTGGTAAAACTGGTAAGTTAGATATGAATAGACTTGCAAAATATCAAATTGTTGATGACATTTTCAAAAGAGCTATGTATCTTCCCGAGGGTGAAAACCACGGATTGAATGTTCTTCTTGATTGGAGTGGTTCAATTGCTGATGAGGTTGTAGACCTTTTAGAACAATCAATAATACTTGCAGAGTTCTGTAGAAAAACAAACATTCCTTACAGAGTGTATCTTTTCTCTGATGGATATGCTAGTGGTGAGACAGACGAATATGGATATCAGAGACATGACGGAAGACTTATTGAAATCTTCTCTAATGAAATGAGTAACAGACAATTCAAAGAAATGATGACTTATGTTGGTTGCATGTATGCAAACTACTTCTCTCAAAAAATTTCATGGAGAAACTATGAGAAAGCTATTGTTTCTTACAATGAGTTCTTCGGTGAGTATGGTGGAATTGAGAGTGACGGTGCTTACTGGGATTTAGAAACTAACTTCAGACCTCAAAACTATAGACTCGGTGGAACTCCACTTGACCAAACACTTGTTGCACTTAGAACTCTATTGCCTGAGTTCAATGCAAGATATCAAGTTGAGAAATCAATCTTGACTATAATCACTGATGGGTTTTCACATTCTGCAGACTTCTTAAGAGCGACTGAAGAAGAGAGAAAAGACATTGCAGAACAAGAAGAATTTATCGGTGACGGTGCATGGAGAACTTCAAGGTCTAGAGACTTAATTGACCCATATTCAAACAAAGTGTTCCCACTTAAACAAAAGAGTGATTACTATTCAAGGGAAGGTTTTGAAACAACTCAGAACATTCTAGAATGGATATCAGAGACTTGTGGTGTGATTGTTACTGGATACTTTGTTCTAGGTAAAAAAGGAGACTTGTACAACATTCTAGGATTTGTAGAAGATTCAAGGTCTTACTGTCATGACGAGGTTTGGAGAGAAATCAGAAAAGAAGGTAAAGTGTTCAAGTGTAGAGGATATAACAAACTGTTTATCACTTATGCAAAGAACATGAACACTGAAGGTTCTGATGAACTTGGAGACGAGTTTATTGATGCCAAAAAAGTGAGGGTAATGGCTGCCTTCAAAAGAAACCAAAAATCAAAAACCACTTCAAGGTTCTTGACTAACGAATTTATAAAGGAGATTGCATAATGGAAGCAAAATACATGATGAATGAAACGTTCATTTTAAGCAGAGACGATTACAGGGATTTAACCAATAGGATAATGATACTGCAATCGAGAAAAGAAGAAGCACCTTATATCGTGGAACACGATTATATCCAAGACACTTTTGAAGTGACACTACTGGATAACAGGTATACACTTAAAACAATAATGGAGAAGACACAATGAGAGACCCTTTAAGAGTAGACGAAGCATATTACATTTCACACCAAACGGATTACAGTAAATTTGCAGATGCAGTTATGGACGTGGGGCCTTCGCCTTGTGTCAGATATAATTGTCCACTAGTTAATGAGTGTGCAAGTGAAGAGAAGGAGTGTTTTGCCTTTAGAATTTGGGTCAACAATGGTGGTGAACTGAATGAAAAACAACAACTAAAAATGGGAACAAGATTTGAGTCAATTAAGTGATAAACTACTTGACAATGGGTCTCACTTTTTAGTATACTATACAAGATGAGAAAATTAACTAATAACTTAAAACCAAGGAGACTATATGGATAAAAGAAGTTACGATAGAAGTGAATCGATTGACGTGATGGGAAAACCGTTTCACTATACACCCGATAGGAAGGAATTCTTAGATGCATTGCAATCTAAGTATCCGAATCAATCGGTTTTTACTAAAGAAGAAATTGACAATACTGGGACATTCCCGTATTGGGTGAAATCTTCTAGGTACAATTTTAGAGACAATGGTGTCTTTAATCTTACCCAAGTTATCGGTGGATACAACGGTGGATATTCTGAATCTGCAGTAGTTCCTCCTGTAACGTCAGCACCTCAAGTGGTTGCAGTTGCACCACCAGTTGCTCCACAAAACATGCCTGTTGCAGCTGCAACTGAGTCTGTTAATATAAATGATAATGTAAAAATCATTCCCGAGAAAATGTCTAACTATGTTCCTTTTGGACACTTCAAAGATGTCAAGAACATAATCAAGTCTAAAATCTTCTTTCCAGTATTTGTTACTGGTTTGAGTGGTAATGGTAAAACATTAATGATTGAACAAACTTGTGCTCAATTGAAGAGAGAACTCTTCAGAGTTAACATTACAATCGAGACTGATGAGGACGACCTAATGGGTGGTCACACTTTAGTCAATGGTAATGTCGTCTTCAGAGAAGGCCCTGTTATCAAAGCTATGAGAAAAGGTGCCGTGTTACTTCTTGACGAAGTTGACTTAGGTTCTAACAAACTTATGTGTCTACAATCAGTTCTTGAAGGTAAAGGATACCTAATCAAGAAAACTGGTGAGTGGGTTTCACCTAAAGAAGGTTTCACAATACTTGCAACTGCAAACACTAAAGGACAAGGTTCTGATGATGGAAAGTTCATAGGAACTCAAATCATGAATGAAGCCATGTTGGAAAGGTTTGCAATCACAATGCAACAAGAATACCCACCAGTGACAACTGAAAGGTCTATTCTTAAAAAAGAAATGGAGTTAACTGGTGAAGTTGACGAAGAGTTTTGTGTCAAACTAGTAGATTGGGCAGACATAATCAGAAAAACCTACTATGAAGGTGCGATTGATGATGTTATCACTACTAGAAGACTGGTTCACATTGTGAATGCATACAGAATGTTCAATGACAAATTGAAGTCAATAACAATGTGTATTTCAAGATTTGACGAAGAGACTAGAAATAGTATCCTCGACCTCTACTCCAAGATTGATGCTGGAGTAGACTTGAATGCAGAAAACCCAGTTGACGAAACTGGGTCTTCAGAGTATAATGACTAGTATGGGTTTATTTAACAAGTCTAAGAAGATAGACTACAAATATAACGAGGGAGAACTCTTAAAGGAGTTCTCTCAGTATATTGATAAAACCTATGACCAACATTATAGTTTAAACAAATACCAGTCCACTGAATTTATAATTGACAGTGGTCATGGTGAAGGATTTTGTATCGGGAATATACTAAAGTATGCCCAAAGATACGGAAAAAAAGATGGGAAGAATCGTGCAGATATACTTAAAGTATTACACTATGCACTTTTCATGCTACATGTTCACGACAAAGCAAATAAGGAGGCTAACAAGTGATGAAAATAAGTAATGATACGAGAGATATCTTTAAAAATTTCTCAACAATAAACCAAGGGATAAAGGTTTCAAGTGGTAATACACTTCAGACAATCTCTAATATGAAAAACATTCTTGCAGTTGCAACTGTATCTGAGGAATTTCCTCAAGATT